TAATGCCGCCGATGAACATGTCGGCAGTCAGCGTCATCACGGGCGTTTGCGCCACGCCCACCTGCAAACCGAACTTGCCTCCGTTGACCGTGATGCGGCCCGCGCACGAGCTGAGCAGATCCTGCAAGATGGCGCCACGGCCCTTGTTCACCATGATGGTGCCATTGCAGCGATACCGGCTCTCCGTCGAGCCGTCAATCAGCGTGATGGTCTCGTCGCAGGTGTTCGCGGCCGTCTTGAAGCTGCTGAGGTCGAGGTCCGACTCCGACAGGCCGAAGCCGCCACGGGCACGCGAGAGCATCAGGTAATCGGCGATAATCAGCGCGCTGTTGTCAGTCCATCCACTGCTGCTCGTGCGGAAATCCAGAATGTCATTCTTGCCGTAGATCAGCCACTGGATATTCGGGATGCCGGAAAAGACGCTGGAATCGTAGCCGGCCTGGCAGTAGGCCGTCGTGTAGCCGTAGCCCACAGCCGTCGCCGGCCAGTCCGTACCGCAGTCCAGAATCCAGGAGCAGGTCGAGGTCTGCGCGCCGTTCTGCACCTGCCCCTTGAGCTTGTTCGAGTATTGCGGGTAGAGCGTCGCAACGCTGCCCAGGCTCGTGCACGCCGTGGCCGCCACGCCGGCCGTATAGGTGTAGTGGTAGTCGTCCGTTCCCCGCGTCAGGATGAATTTGCCGTTCAGCTTCGAGGGCGAGCAGTTCTTGATCTGGATCTGCGTGCCGTCGAGGTTGCCGATGTCCGAGGAAAGCACGAGCGTGCCAACGCCGTCGCTGTCGACGGAAAGGCTGGTGATCGAGCTTGTTTTCTGGGTCTCGTTGTAACTCACCCAGTTAGAGGTCGCGCTGTCGGTTGTGCCGAACGTGGTAGGCAGAGACTTCTGGTTGACCCAGATCTGATACCCCTTGCTCAGCGCGCACGGGTGGGCCGCCAGCACAAACATCTGATGGAGCTGCTTGTTGCTGCTGGTCGTGGTGCCGCCCGTGTAGTTGTTCTCCGTGCGATACAGCAACGTGCCGCCCACCATGGCGCGGCCGTAGACGATCACATGCGGCGATACCGGGCTTTTGACGGTCCCCGTCACGCCGGCGCTGGGCTTCGAGGCCATCATCTCCGATACGCCGGAGAGCATCATGGAGCCGCCCATACCAAGAAGCGCCGGGCCTAAAGCCGCAGCCACCTTATCCGAGACCTGCAAGGCCCCGATCGCGAAGCCGCTACCGGGCACAAAGAAACTCGCGGCGGCCAGCCCTGCGCCGATGCCGATCTCCATGGCTACCTTCGCCATTTACACTCTCCAGAATTTTTGAACGTGATCCATCCGAACCCGAACGAGCCCCGTCTTGGCCGGCGTCAGCACGCAGCCGGAACAGTCGATGAGGCCGAAGCGGCCGCCAGTTAGCAGCACGGGATTGCCGCGCTGAACGAACGCAACCTCGCGCGAGGATCCTGCGCCGAGTTGCCGCGCGAAGTAATCCCCGATCGCGTTGCAGGTGGCATGGCCACACAGCCGCCGAATGGCCGCGAAGCCCTCCCGGCGGTTGTCGTAGGCCGGAAAAGGAAAACACACCCCGTACATGGCCTCGACAGCCCCCAGAATGAACTGCCCGCAGTCGTACAGGCCGTAGGAGAACTCGCGGGAAGCCGTCGCGATGAGGTACTGATTGAGCCGCTTTTGCCAATCGCACAATCTAGTCATTGGTACTCGTCGGCGAGGTGCCCCACCACACCTGCTGTAGCTGCATCGCGTTGATGAAGTTGAATGCCGTGTCGGCCGTCGAGGTGGCGAGGCCCAGCGTGGTCAGCCGCTCGGCCAGGTCAATGCGGTTGTCGTCGGCCGTGAAGCGCCGCGCGCAATCCATGTTCATGGTGAGCAGCTTGTTTTCCACTTGAATAGTCACCGTGGAGGTCTTGCCGTCGTCGGCAATCTCCGGAGAGTCCATGAAGCCGGACCAGGACAGAAACGGCGTGTCGATGATGTTGCCGCACGGCCCATCAAACAGGCAGAGGTAGATGTTGCACGTGTGAAAGGCCTCGATCTCGTCCATCGACTCGGTGAGCATATCCGAGGGGATGCCCGACAAAGAGAGCTTCACCCCCTTCGCCTCGGTGGCCAGCGTTTCGCCGATGCCCTCGACACTGCCCAGCCCGCCGACACCGATATAGCTGTTACCGTTCCACGGAAGCGTGCCCAGGCCGTTCCAGATGTACACCGTGTTGTCGGCGTACTCCAGATCGACGAGGATGGCCGGATAGATCACGTTCTGGCTCAGCGCGTCGATCATCGCCAGAGATAGGTCGCGCATCAGATGGCCTCGATGATTTCCAGCGCTCCAATGCCCCACAGCGCGTCCGTTGTCACGCTGCCCGAGGTAGCGCCCGGCTTGAGCTTGAAAAGCCCCTTGCAGGCCCGTGTGGTGATTGCGAGGTTATCTGCCTGGCAATCGGAGCGCAGGTTCGGCCAGATGTTCAGCGTCGCGGCCCCGGCCGAGTCCGAGCTGGCATCGGCCGTGACCCGGTGGAGCCGGTACTCGCCAATCTGGATGTAATCGCCGGCGCGCAGCAGACAGCCCTGATTGGCGACCCACCCTTTTGTGACGAGCGAATAGCCGGACTGCGCGCCGTTGACGGTCGGTGTGCCGAGCGCCGTGCCCATCGGGTACTTGGCCGTCGGATCGCCCAGCAGAAACGCATTCGCGCCGCCACGGCAAGCCAATAGAAACGCGGTCCAAGCGTTGTAGCTGCGCTGGCCCATCTTGTTGAACGAGACATTGCCGGACCACCACGAAGCGCCCCAGTCGTAGGTCTTGATCGCGCCGGTGAACGGGCTTTGCGTGGTGGCCACCGCCTCGTTGTTGTTCCACTCGATGCTCTGCGGTCCGCTCACGTCCCGCACCGCGTAGTGCGGGCAGGTGATAAGCGTCATGCCGTTGTATGTGGCCATAGATTCCCCAAAATAAAAGGGCGTCCCGAAGGACACCCTGCAAACTGCACAACCATTTTCCGCAAGCGGAAAGCTAGACCACCGTCGCTCCCGACAGCAGCGTGGTCAGGCTCGGATGGTTCTTCAATGCGAGGTAGGCCTGGCACTGGAGAATGTCGTTCACGTCGGTCGGCTGTGTGCCCGAAGGATCGGTGCCGAGTGTGGTCGCAAAGTTGGAAGTGTACAGTGTGCTCGTCGAGCTACTGGTTGTCTCGTCTGCGAAGACGTAGACAGCACTCTTCAGCGGCTGGCTGCTGCCGTCCTCGGCAGCCGTCTTGCTTGCGTAAACCTCAAACGAGACGGCTGCCTGTGCGGCCTTATGGTGTATTTCCACCTTGGTAACGCGCAGATACGCCGCGTCGTGAGTTGTGCCATAGGCATCGGTGTAACTTGCAAGCTGGTAGGCCATCTATCGAGCTCCTTTGTGTTTGAACTGCCTGCGCAGTTGATTGATTTGGCGCTGCTGTTCCTGCACGGCGGCCCACAGCACAGCCGTCATCTCGTTCTGCTTGAGCGAGCGGAAGTCGTCGACCTTGACTGTCGTGCCGTTTGCGTGATGGATTTCACCCGGCTTGACGCTGACCGATGAGGCCATGCCGGCGCGCTCAACCTCTTGCGCAATCCAACCGGTTTGCTTTTGTGTATCTTGCTTCGGATCATTCCACTGGAATGTGACGGCGCGTAATGCCATCACCCTATCAAGTGATGATTTTGGATTTAGCGTCCGGATGTTGTGTTTTTCTCGACGGTCAGAGGTGGCTGACCATGATGCGCCAGTGACACTCCCAACAACAGTGAGGTTCTCGCCTAAAACAACGTTACCGGTGGACAGGTTCACATCAAACGGACGAAGAGTATTCCATAGTCCATATGGATCGCCGGAAGCAGTGAGCATCAAAAACAGATCGGTACCATCGTTGCGCCAGAACGCACCGTAGTTGCCATAAACCATGCGCACTTGAGCCTGTGCATCACCTAATACAATTTCACCAGTTGTGCCATATATAGTGGTAGTCGAATATAAGTAATTTTGCGTTGGTGAAAATGTTGCAACCTTGCTCCACGAGCCGCTGGCACCTGACCATATCTGTGCTTGCCCTTGATAATCTCCATATGCAGCACCCGCTTTATTGGATAAATCATTAAGCTCAATCCAAGGGATTGTCCCGGCATTATCTGCGGTCGACGCATAAGCGCCATAGTATGTCAGGTATGTACCAGTACTTCCAGCCCCGCCGTTAAATGTAACGTGGCCTGCAACCGTTTGCGTGCTCACCTGTGATGTACTCAGGTAATGGATCGTCTGCGCCGCAGATCCACTGAAACTTGACGCCGATCCGTATCCATCCAACATGGTCAGCGCATACGGGTTTGACGCCGTAACTGTGCATGATCCGCCCAGCGAGCAGCTCACACCATTGACCGTGCTCACACTGCTCGACAGCGTCGACACAGGCACCGTGCCGACCAGCGTCCCGGTAAAGGTTAGATCGCCGTTCACATAAAAGCTGCCGCTGGTCGACGAGGCCGTGTACAGTGCAGGCAGCACCGTCGCATCCGGATCAAAGGTATCCAACGTCCAAGTCGAACCCGTGATCGTCGTCGTACCAAAGTCACGGATCACGCTCACCGTGTTGAACGCGGGCGTGAGTGTGATGTGATAGCGCATGTTCGTCGGTACGGTCGACGACGAGTCAAACACGGTAAAGCCGCTCTGCAACGCACCATTCGAGACCTGGCCGCACTTTTTGATGGGCATGATCTGGGCCGTGCCGCTTCGGTAGCCGATCGCGATGCCGGTCGCGTCCACCGGCAAAAAACATAACTTCGCGGCCGCGATCTTTCTCCCGTTCAGGTCGGTGATGTTGCTTGCCGAGATGGTCGTCGTGCTGGCCACGGCACAGGCCGCGGCCGACAAAAGAAGCAAAACAGAAAACAGGTATTTCATCTAGTTCCCCTGTGCAAAGATTGCGGCCCATGTGGTTGAAGTGGCGTCGGGCGTCAACGCAAAGGACGGGCCAAAGGCCTGAATCGTGTCGCCTGTGGAAGTGTCCACGAGGAACGCGCTGTACCTGGCCGAAGGATTGTCCGGGCTGTCCGTGGTCGAGTCCAAACTGATCGCGGGAATCGTCAGCGTGTTGCCGCTCACCGTGCAGGCCGATTGAATGTAGAAATCGCCCTGGCCGGCAGGACTATCCATGGTCTTGAGCCAGATGTTTCCCGCCGCGCTGGTAAAAGTCGCGCTGATCTTGATGCGCAGGGCGACCGTCGAGCCGCCCTGCCAGTCCGACAGGGCGACGCTGCTGATGGAAATTGCCATGGTTTACCTCGGAGTTCTGCGGACAGAATCCCGCATGCTTCGGTTAGAGTCAGTCACCGCCTGCGCGTGCGCCATCGCCATGCCGCGGTAGACGGCCTGGTGAACCATGGCCGCGTCGGTGCCGCGCGCATCGATCTTGTAGACGGGCGAGCCGCCCATGCTGGCCAGTTGGTGGTTCGGCACGATGCTGCCGCTTGTGCCCGGGATCATCAGCTCCGGCCCGCGTTCGCCGACGACGTAGGGCGTGTCGGCGAGCACCTCGCCACCGGCAGCACGGAAGCCACCGAAGGCGCTGTTCGAGCCGAACAGATGGCCGCCGAGCAGATTGGAGGCAGTATCGCTATCGTTGAGCATCCCAAGCAGAGAGGTGCTAACCGACTTTGCCGCGGCAGAACCTGCCGTGGCTCCCATGGAGGAGGACTTCCCCGCGCCAGAGGCCGCCGCGGCGCTGCCCGTCGAGGCAATTACGCCGCCCCAAGTATCCGCAACCGTAGAGTCGCCAGTGATTCCGGACAGGCCAGGGCTGAGGGTCATCCCGCCCGCGCCTCCCTTGGCCAGCGCGGCCTCATTGGTGACGGTCACATACCAACCGCGATCCGCTGCCTGGCCGTCGCGCTTGCCGTCGCGCTTGTCGCTACGAAGGCCAAGGAGATCGAGGCTAATGCCTTCGACCTTTTCAACGCCTGCCTTGCCAACGCCATGCGCCGCCTGGCCAAAGACTCCAGACCAGTTTGTCTTCTTGCCAAGCATTCCGTTAACCATCTGGTCATTGGAGCCGGCAACAAACTGATTGGTCACCATCTTGATCTCGGCCACCGTGTTCTGGCTCTGCCGAATGATCTCGTCGAAGACGCCGCCAACCATACCCTTCCAGGTGGTCTCCACCTCTTTCAGGTGGTCCTGCAACGACTGGAGCTGCGCATTGTTGTCGAGGGCGTCGATCTGATTCCCGATCGACGTTTCCTTCAGCACGCGCGCAGGATCTTTGCCGAGTATCGGGTCAAAAGCATCTTCTTGATGAAGCTTGCTCAACTCCGCGTGCAATTCCCGAATCTCTTGCGTGTACAACGCGGCGTGCCGCTCCGCCTGCTCCATTGCCTGCTGATGGGGATCAGCAAAGCTGAACTGAGCCATGGCATCCGCGTGCTGCGCCGCGTTCTTGTCGTGATCGAGACGCAGCCTGGCCATCGCGGTTATATCGCTGTCCGAGGTTGCGATCGGCTTGAATCCCTGCGCAGGCTCCGGACCTAATTCCTTCTGAGCCTTTTGCAGTGCATGGATTTTGTCGGTAACGCGCGCATTATTCTGCAGCATTGCATCCGCAATGCGACCGTCAATCTTCCGCGTTGCATCTTCACCCCACAGATAGGTGTCCTTGATGTTCTGCCAGTAATCCTGCGTAAATCCAGCGCCGAGATTGTAAGCGGCCTGCCTCTCTTTGAGGGTATTTTCAAGATCGGCTAACGCATCATCCTCGACCTTTTTAGCAGCCTCCGCAGCTTTCTTGGCGGCATCGGAGTTTGTTTTTGCCGCCGTTAAGCGGTCGGCTTCGGTTTGCTTGGTAGAGTGAGCATCGGAAAGGCCAATAAATTCTGAATTGCTTTCGGCCGTATCCGCTACAGCTTCCCAGTGCGACCTCTGCCCGCTAAAGTCCACGCCACCGACGCGGCCATCTGGCCCCGCACTCGCGTCAATACCCTTTATGTGCTGGCGGGCATTCTGCGCATACCAGTTAGATGTCGAGCGCTGCTCCGCATCCTGCTGCCCTTGAATCTTAGAGCGCTCTTCAGGCGTCTTCGCATCCGCGAGAGGTTGCCGATACTTTTCTCGAATCTTGCGAAGATCCTTTTGGTAATTAGTAAGTTCGTCGGTTACATCCTTGCTGTCGGCAGAGTTATGCAGCGTCTGTGTCAGAAACCCTATCTTCGTCTTGTCAATAAGCTGCGCAGCATCTCTGATATTTTTTTCAAGCGTTGTGCTGAGGCCGATGCTGGCTTCTCGCGCTTCGTCAAGCGCAAGCGCGAGATTGTTGACCGGCTTTTTCTCAAGTTGCGAAATCTGCACATCAAGCTTGTCGTTTGCGACTTGCAGGCTGATGTTTGTTTGCGCGTAAGAAAGGCCGAGTTGCTCAACCTCTTCCCGTGCTTCTTTTGCAGCTTCTTGAGCTTTTTTGAAGGCCTCGTACGCTTTATCGCCCATCTCAAAAAGCACGCCGCCGAGAGCGATGGCGCCAACGACAGGAAACGCCTTTTCCAGCAGTGGCCCGAGGCCGAGCGTTGTGCTCATGAACCGCTCAGCCGCGCGGATGTTATGCGAGAAATTGCCCTCAAGCGTGCGCATGGCACCGCTGGCGGCCGCCGTGGCCGGAACGGTTCCGTGCATAGCTTGCGCGACTGATGCTTCAGCTTGCGCTACAGACGATTCAGAGCGCGCGAAGATATCCGCCCGCAATGCGGAAAGCTCTCTGGCCCGCGCTAGCTCCTGTTCGCTATCGATTGTTTGATTCTGCTGCTGAACTTCACGCTGCCAGGCACGACGCGCACGCTCCGCAGCCTGCTCTTGCAGCTTGAACGCCCGGTCAACCTTCTCGCCCGCCGCGATAACCTTGCCGCCCATCTGCTCGGCGGCCGCGCCGGCCCGTTTCATGTGCTCTTCAGCACCTTCGATCGAAGCGTCGTATTGTTGCGTGTCGGCGACGAACTTACTCTGTACCGTTCCAATCGTCGCATCGCTCATTTCAACACCTCGCCGACGAGCAGCTTGATCTCGTCATTAAATGCCTCCAACACTCTTTGCGCCGTCGCCTCATAGGCGGGCCGCAAAAATGGATGCTCCGGCACGTCACCAATCTCTTTGCCTTCCCCTACCGCACCCTTCGGGCCAACACGGGATTTGCCGCCCTTAACGAGGCGGTGGCCATACTCGACCAGATGAGCCACGCGCGACGGATACCCTTTCGGGCCAATCAGCGCGATTACGATGCCATTTTTGTACTTACGCACCGACACGCGAATTGACCCCTTCAATGCGCCAGGGTCAAGCGCCGTACTGCTTTTGCGGTGAACCACAAGAACATTTGCCCGCTCGTTCATCTCGCGAGCCATCACCTTTGAGGCCTTGCGAACCGCATTACTCACGCCACCTTCGCGAACGACTTGGCGCAGGGCCTCAAATTTGGCTGTAATTTCCGAGATACCTGTTACCTCGCACCTCATTGGCATAGTCCACTCCAAGAAAAAGGCCGCCCCGAAGAGCGGCCTATGGTTGGCCCGATAGAAACATGCGCCAGCTCTGCGCGATCTCGTCGCGCTTCCTGGCCGGCATGCGCCGCTTCCGCTCGCGAGACTGAGGCCCAGGGGCCGCGTCTTCCTTTGCCCAGGGCAAAAGGTCGGCAAGCTTCACCACGTCCTTCGGGTGGCCCATGCTGAAATTGATCAGATCCGCACGCAGCAACGCGATTTGTTCCGCCAAGCGGCGGCTCTCCTGCTTTTGCTGCTCCCGCTTGCGCTTCAATAGGAAGCTCAGCCTGCACGGCGTCGTGCGCCAGAACCACTCTTCAGTCATCCCCAGATCGATACAGGCCGCCGACCAGTAAAACTCCCAGAGCTCCTCGCGGCTCAGTTCGTCTCGTCGACCTTTGGCTCGCCGGCCTTGGAAGGGTTTTCGTCAGTCACCCCCAAGGCAACGACGTAGGCTCTTCCGAGCGCCTTGAAGATAGTCGTAGCCGACTTGAGCGTGATCAGGCCGCAGACATCCTCAAAGGTCAGTCCCGGCTGATACCGATGCAGGGCCGCGTAGAACAACTCCGGCAACGACTGCACGCCGATAGTGTCGAACTGCAAGGAGCGCAACAGATTGACGTAGATGCCTTTTTCTGCCAGCAGCCGTTCCGCCTCACGCAACTCGCCAAAACCAAGGCAAAGTCGGTACTTCTTTCCGTCGAGGTCGAGCGTTACATCGTCGGCCAATGGAAACGCGTGTTTCACTTCCTTCTTCTTTCCCGCCATCGTCATCTCCTCACGTGCTCGGGAAAGTCGGCAACCTAGAGCCGCCGACTTTCCCGCAAAACAAAAGCGCGGCCAAGGCCGCGCTGCATCACTACTGCACTTCTGGTTCAGGGTTAGCTGCCGGCGGCGTACGTCACGGCACCGGTAATCTGCAGTTCTACCGAGAAGTCAATGGCCTTTTCAACCTGCACGCTGAAATCGCAGCTCAGCACAAGCACATTGAAGCTGTACGTGTCGCCGCTCGTCGCCTGGCTTGAAGTCTTCGGAAGCGTGATGATGCACGGAACCCGCGAACCAGACTTGTATGCGGCAAACGCGGCCACCTGGCCGGCATCGCCCGGAACCCGGTTTCCCTTGGCAGTGAAGGTTGAGGACTTCCGGATGGTCGTGAGGTATTCCGCATCGTCGCCCGAGTCGAGATTGGTAACCTCGGCCGTATTCCACTTTGGCAGGGCAGGAGGCACATCGGTCATTTCGCCGACCAAAGAGCCATTGATTGAAATCGTCGTACCGCGGCCGGCCTGTGCCTGTGAGCCGCTATACGTCGTCGTAGTTGTCGTTGTAGTATCCGCCACGCTGTTTCTCCTTAACTGGCTGGCAAGGTGTAATCGACATAGAACTCAGACATGCAGCGGAAGATCATCTGCTCCGTGCAAAAGTCGGTTCCAGGATTAACGAGATAGGTATCAAGCACGCGAGTGCCGTCCGAAAGCGTCTGCTGCCAGCCGTTCAGCGCCGCGATCACGGCTCTGCGAATCTTGGCGGCTACGGTGCCCGGTTGCAGACCGGCGCTCGACGCTGCGGCGTAGGCATCCACCTCCACGCGCTGACGCAGCACGCCAGACGTGCTGAGAGTTGGGCTTGCCAAACCTCCGACAAACCTGTAGACCACGTACGGCATCTTGGTTGCGTCGGGCGGTCCCTCGACAGCATAGATGCGGCCATCGACCAGCGCGGAAACGCCTGCATCAGCAGCCAACAATGAATAGATGCCTTCATCGATCACTGGCCGCCCCCGTTTACCTCGACGCAATAGAGCAGCAACACGCGATTGCGTTCGTAGACGTTTTCGACATACTGCACCGTGAAGATGCGGCCGCTGAAAACCACGCGATAGCCGGCCTCGATCACTGTCGGAGTCCAACGCACTTTGACAACATGCGAAACGTCCGAAATGATCTGCGAGGCCATCGAGGTTTCGCGGCCACCGGCGGTGTAGATTATGGCGCGCGTTGTGCGCGCCGTGGTCCAGCTCGCTGGAACCGCCGAAAGCCCGCGCGAATCAGGCGTTGCATCCGGTTGCTGAATCTGAATCTCGTGGCGCAGTTCGCCCGAGTTAATCACAAGCGGGTCACGCATGGGCACTCCTAACAGCGAAAACTGTCAAAGGCATACCTGCCGCAAAGAGCCTTTACGCCCAATTCAATTTCATGAGGGACGGTGTACTCGGTAGCGTCGCGGTGGTTGTACCAATGGCCGATCAGCAGGCGCATCGCTTGGCGAATCGAGGCAGGACACTTGTCGACCTCAACACCGTCTCCCCACGTGCCAGAGGTGTACTTCACCGTGATCGAGTTTGGGTCGTAGTTTTGCGCGTACGGCCAGTAGTAATCGGACTTCGGCACGAGTCGCGCCGGCTCGCTCTCCATGTCCGCCGTATACCGGGCCGCGTCGACGGTTTGCGTGTCTCCGTTCAGATCCACGTAGGAGACAGATCCAACCGCTACAACCTTCGGAAACGGCAACAAGATGGCGGCCTGATGCCAGTACCTGCCATTCATGCAATGCCGATCGTTCGGGTTGACCGTTGTCCCCTCATGCCAGTACG